CAGGGCGGTCGCGATGGTGGTGACGCCTATCGATCCCCAGGCCACCATCTCCCAGAGGACCGGGTCGATCTCGGTGGCGAACAGGGCCGCCCCGCCGGCCACACCGGCCGCGGCAAGCACCGCGAGACCGGCGGCCAGCACGCCGAAGGCGACGATCGTCGTCGTGTGTTTCATCGCGGGCACTCCCGCCCCAGTCTAACCGCCCGCCGCCGGGCGATCTTCCTGACCAGAAAAAAACTAAAAAAGATGCTTGACTCGTGCAGTGACCTGCTCGTATCGTTCATTTGGCTGAACAAAGGATGCAGACACATGCACACGTACGACGTTGCCAAACTCGAGCGGGCCCGGCGGGAGCAGGGCCTGCGGCAGCAGGACCTGGCGGACCGGACGGGCAAGTCCGTCTCGACGATCCACAAGGTCCTCGCCGGCCGCAGCCACGCCGTCCGCACCGTCAAGCTCGTGGCCGACGCGCTCGGCGTGCCCATGGACCAGGTTGTCGTCGAGGCCCCGCGGGCCAAGGAGGTGGCGTAGATGGGCGCCCTGCCGATGCCGCCGCCGCCGAAGAAACGTCCCATGGTCCTGCGGCCGCGGGCGGCCGTCATCCCGCCCGAGCGGCGGGCCGTCAATCCGCAATCGAGCAGGTTCTGTCGCGAGGACTGCCCGGGCTGGGCGCACAGCGGCGGCGTCTGCCCGGGCAGGCCGTTTCCCGGCGCCACGCTGATGCCGCTGTGCTGCGAGGAGCACCGACGCCAATGTCGAGCACGACGACAAGCGGTTGCCTGACGCCCCGGCGGATCAGGGCCAAGCGGCTCATCCGCCGGCGCCTGGCGATGGCCGGCCGGCCGGCCGACGCGGTGAATCCGCACTGCGAGATCTGCGCCGACTGGATCGTCAACGGCCAGGCCGGCGCCGTCTGCGGCGGCCGCGGCGGGACTGCCGAGCCGCCGTGCTGGCAGCTCGTGGCCGACCGCAACGGCGACTGCGACCCGCTCACCGGCGACCTGTTCGAGGATGCACCGCCGGCGGCAGAAGCTCTGACAAGAAACCAAAGCGGCCGCGAGGCGAGGGGTTGCCCGGCCAGTCCGGGCGGCCCCTCCCCGGCCGATGACAGATTCGGCGCTGCCGAGCGCACCTTGCCGTCCCGGGCGGCGGCCACAGACGCCGCCCGGCATCCAGAGGCCGTGGCCGGCGGGGTTTCCTGCGATCTCCTTTGCCCCGCCGGCCCGCCTGTTGCCGCGCCCCCGGCAGATTGCCGCCAAGATGATAATTCCCCACCGATGGGGGCCCCCCAGCCCCGGGTCGGTTCGACCGGGCGAGGCCCCGAGCGTCCCGCCGCTGTGTGCGCACCCGTGGCAGGGACGTCTGCCGCCACTGCCGGCGAGTCCGCTGGGAGGCTCGCCGGCAGCCGGCAGGCAATGACAGCAAGCCCCAATGTCCCGGCGGGCCTCCCCCGACCCGCCGGTGCTGTAGGGCGGCCCGAGGGCCTGAGCAACCCGGCGGCCGCCAGTCTGCCGCCGCCCGCGATTGCCGTCCCCCCCCACGGCGCGACCGGGCCGCAGGCGGACAGAGCCGGCGACGGGCGGGTCTCCCCCCGCCCGCCCGCGCCGGCGACCTATCGCGAGTCGATCTGCGGGCCGTGCGGATGACACGGCCCGATCTTCGGTGACGGCGTGCGAATTGAGAATCGCGAATCACGGATGGACTTTAGCGCCCCCGGCGGCAGGGAAGCCCTGCCGGACTTTCTTTCGCGCCCCCGGCGCGGGGGCGCTAAAGGAGACGCCCCTGGCGCCTATCGGCACAGATCGCGGCACCACGCCCTTCAGCTGCAAGCAGGCCGCCGGCCGGCTCGAGATCGCCACGACCGCCGCGACGCGGTCGGTCAGGGCCTTCGAGGACAGGGCGCTGGTGTTCCTTCGGGCCTATCGCGGACTCGATCCGCACATCCGCGATCACGACCTGGCGGAGATGTTCCTGGCCACCGTCCGCGTCGGCGGGGCCCTCAGCGGCATCAGCCCCGAGGCAATGCTCCGCTGGCTGACTCGCCTGGCCGCCCAGGCGCGGCGCACGATGAAGAACAATTCTGGCTTCTCCTTTTAGGCCGGCGCCGGGATCCGCGTCTGCTGGCTGCCGCGGGCGCGGGGAGCACGGCTGTTGCCGTCCGCTTGGAATCCGTTCCGGCGACAGGGGCCCGCCCGACAGCCATGGCGGGCCTCGCTGTTTCCCAGCGGGGGCATCGATCGTGATCGCCCACGCCAAGCCATGCCGCCCCGAGCCCTGGCCGGATGTGCTCAGGCTGTCCACCGCCGCCCGGATGCTGGACATGAATCCCAAGACGTTCCGGACGCTGGCGGCCGTCCTGGCCGCCCACCACGGCCTGACCATTCTGGCCGTCTGCGGCCGGCGGGTGAAGCGCGCCCAGCTCATGGAGGTCCTCGACCGGCTCACCCGCGACGGGCTCGAGATCAGCGTCGACAACTCCGCCCGCACAGTCCACGTGGGCGAGCAGGTCTACCCCACGGAAGGGATCCGCAGATGACGCAGATAGACGCAGACGAAGGCAACGCCGGCCGATGCGAGGTGCCGTGCTGCGACCGGCCGGCAGTCGCTGCCGCCCTGTCCCTGTGCCGCAAGCACTACGACCGCATATACGTTGACAAAAAGTGCCTGGTGCCCGGATGCTCGAACAGGTACCAGGCCCGCGGCCTGTGCTCGACTCACTGGTCGCGAGCCCACCACGGCGACCCGGAGACCGAAAGTACGGCCGAGGCGCTGAAGTACTTCCTGCCAGCCAAGGCCAAGACGGGCAAGCGAACCAAGCGGGCGAAGAAGGGCAAATCCAAGCCGCTGAAAGCCGGCGACGTCGTCGACACACCCCAGGGCAGGGGGATCATCGTGGCGCCTCCCAAAGCGGGCAACGCCGTGCCCGTCTGCGGATCGACGCGGTTCGACGGCTGCACGGCCATCACGCCGGAGGTGGCCGCGGTGTTGGCGGCGGCAACCGAGATAGCGACCGCTTTGAGGATGTTCCACATGCCCGTCGCCCAGGGCCACGCCATCATGCGCCCCGCCACGGGGAAGCTCGTGGTCATCACCCCCAGCGGCCACCGTCGCCGGGGGCGCATTAAGTGCGAAGCCGCCGGCGAGGATCGGCGGCCACGAATCGAGTCCGAGGCATACCGCGAGGTCTGTGAGATTTACCACGATCTGGGTCTCCCCAGCTTCCAGGAAGGCGACGCGACGATGTTCGTCGCGCCGGAGACGGGCGAGATCGTGGGCGTCACCGCCGACGGCGCTGTCCACAGTGGCAAGATCGACCTGGACCCGGCCGACTGAATCCAAGGAGATCGTCGTGAATACTGAGCGCGAGGAGTTCGGGATGAATGTCGAGCTCATACCCGACGAGCCGTCGGACGCCGATCCAGGCAGCGCAGGCCCGGCTGGCCCAGATCTGCCGGAATCTGCCAACGCCAAGGCAAGGCCTCAAGCCGTGGCCGCCAGCAGACTGCGCCGCCCGTGGCCCGATCCGTCGGCCGAGCCGACTCAACCTCGCGAGATCATCGCGAGGCTCAAGAACGTCGAGGCCCTCCTCATCAGCTCACTCGCCGCCGGCGTCTGGGGCAATCGGATCCCGCCGGCCTACCTGCAGACTGCCTGCCCGCCCCTGGCCGAGCGGATTCGCAAGGAGGCCCAACTCATCGACGAGTCCCTGGGCATCCACGGCTTGGCCACGACCTATCGCGACCTGGTCGATCAGCTCAGCCACGACTTCAAGCAGCTGCGGCAGGTCATGGGCTGCGACGGTCCCGGCGCGCCGGGACCCCTGGCGGCCTGGGACGCCATAAAGGCCCGCGCCGAGGCGGCCGAGGCGGCGCTGGCCGAGGCCCGGGCAAAACTCCGCCGGCTTGGAGTCCCACAGGAATGATCCCCACTCCCCCGCCCGAGCTTCAGCGGCGCATAGACGCCGAGCTGGCCCGCGAGGCGGGGGAGCTGAGAAGGAGAGAGATCGCCATGACGGACAAGACCAGTGACGGCCACGCCGATCAATCCTTCCGCCTGGAGATCGCCTTCCAGGCTGCCGGCGGCGCCGGCGTCATCCTCCGCACCGACAACGACCCCGGCCTGCCAAAACTGCCCGCCCGGCACCTGGCCCGCGGCTTCGCCCTGGCGATCACCGAGCTCTGGCAGCGAGCCAGGGATCTGGGCTGTCTGGGCCTGATCGAGCAGCAGTGGTGCGAGGACGCCGGTCCCGGCGCGCCGGGAGTCGTCGAGGAGGACACGGACAAGCTCTGCAGCCGCTGCGGGAGCACGTTCCTCACCGCCGGCACCTGCGACAACTGCGGGGCCGAGCTATGGAGCACTCAATCATGACGGACATCAACGACGACCACGTCCTGCGTAGCCGCGGTCCGGCGGAGCAGGAACTCACCACCGCGTCCCAGGGCGGCCGCGTCCCGCCCGTGGTGATCGGCCCCGGCGGCGACTTCCGCACCGCCCCCGACCTCGGCGAGCCCTGGCCCGTGGCCAGGTGGCTCCGCAGGCTGATCGCGGGCGTTCGGCAGAAGCAGCAGCCATCCGCAGATTCCAACTGAGATTGCGCAGATTGACAACGAAACCGTCCATGCCGTCCATAGTGCGGAGCCAGCGTCTGGCATCTGGATGCAGCCGCGCAGCGGCCATATGTTCGCATACCTATCGACTCACAATGAAGCACACTTGGGAGTGAGCACGATGCCAGAGGACAAAGACCACGGAAAGGATCCCTTCAACGAGTACATGGACGTGACACCAGAAATGGCGGGCCGTTGGCTGGAGGAGGCAAACACCAATAACAGGGTCGTTCGCCAAGCCTATGTTGAGTTCCTCGCACGCCAGATGAAAGCGGGGCAATGGCACACTACCCATGAGGGGATTGCATTCGATGTCAATGGCGTATTGTTGGATGGGCAACATCGCTTGTGGGCAATCTTCGAGTCTGGAACGACAATCCGGCTCTTGGTTTTCTTCAATGAACAGCCCGATAATCTAAGCGTCATCGGCGGCCAGAAACCAAGAGACCTCGCAGACCAGATCACACTATCTGATGCACTTGGGAAGAAGGTGACGAGGCATTTCTTGTCGGTGCTCAAGCGCATCGACGAAGGGCTCGGCTGGCCCAAGAAGTACTCTGTAGCGGAAATGATCCAAGTGGCCCGATCGCATTGGGCCGCGGCTGAGCGGGCAGTCAAGCTCTTACCGGCCAGCACAAGGAAGAAAGGAATCAGCAGCGCCGGCACAAGGGCAGTCATTGCGAGGGCGTCATATAGTAGGCCTCCAGAAAAACTGGCCCACTTCTGCACAATCCTCAAGACCGGGCTGGTGACTAATCCCGACGACAGGGCCGCAATTGCGATCCGAGATTGGCTGATACATACGAAGATCGCGAACTCGCCGTCGGGGAGACGAGATCAATACGCCAGGGTCGAAAGGGCGCTGAAAGCGTTCCTCGATGGCGAACCCTTGCAGAAAATCTACCCGACAAAGGAGGAGCTTTTCCCACTCCCCAGCAACGGATCTGCAGCTTCAGGCCCGGAGGGGAGCGGACAATGACCAACAACGATCAAGATGAATTAGGTCAGACAAAGCAGAATACAGACGCAACCGCCCAGCGGGCCGAACAAATCGCAAAGGAAGTAAGGGCTAGCGGGGCGGCCAAACTGGATGTTGAAAAGTACCTGAGTGGCATCGCTGATCTCAAGCGCAGCTTCCCGGTTACCGCCAGGCTGGCAGAGATGCAACTCAATCACGGGCTTTTCGACGCATTATTGGACCGCCTTGTCGCTAGCCCCATGAGTCGCGAAGCCGCAATGACTCTCGCCGCGGCCAAAGGCCCGACGATGTACAACGATTGGCTCGACTGGCCGCAAGTCGCCCACAAGTATCAATTGGATAGCATGCAGGAAGCTTTCGATTTGATCTGCGCGCAAATCAGGGATCGTATTGCGCCGATCTTGATCCTCATCTTGGCAGGGCAAGTCAGGGCCGGGAGCCTCCCCATCTGGCATTTGCAGATGGCGCACCCGAAAATCGCGGCTGCCGTTCAACGTGAAGCCAAACTAATTGAGTTGGCCACAGAGGCGGAATGGGGCAAAGGGGAGATAGGATAGTGGACAAATGCATGGAGGTGGAAGATGGTTACAAAGGCGCTGCAGAAGCCGCGATTGGGGCACTGCGCACATATCAACGACGACAAGCCAGATTTGTGGCCATGCTTATCGAAGCGGCGGCCGTAATTGAGGGCGTTATCCGCGACTACGGCGCCGTATTCGACGAATCGCCCGACGCGTTAGAATTACTGTGCCATTTGTCTTGCCTATGCCAAGACATTCTCGCGGCGGTCGTGGATCCCACATTTGTCTTACTGGATGAAGCCGATGAAGATTGAGATCTACCGCGACGCCGCGGGCGAGTGGCGGGGCCGACTGAAGGCCGCCAACGGCAGGATCATCTGGATGACGAGCGAGTCGTACAAGAACAGGCGCGACGCCGTCCGGGCGGTCGAGCTGCTCATCGACGCGGGCCTGAAGGCCACAGTGCGCGTGATGGACTTCTGAAAATGGACCCGACACCGTTCTTTCGCGACCGGGCGGAGACGCCGAATATCAAAACCCCCGAGCTGCCCGAGTGGGTTCGGGGCAAGCGGCGGATCCGCCTGGCGCGCGCCAAGGCCCGGGCGTGGGCCCAGAACCCCATCGATCGGCTGGACGCACACCGCCACCTCCGCAAGGCACAGATCGTCCTGCTGGCCAGGACGGGCGGCCAGGCGGGCGCCGACGGCACGGTCTCGCTCGCCAAGGCCGCCCGGACGTCGCCGGTCGTGACGTACCTGTCCGCCGGGGCGGACTTCGTGCTCACGCTCAACGGCGACCAATGGCCGCAGATGCCCAAGGCGGCCCGCCTGGCGCTGCTGGACCACGAGCTGAGCCATTGCGGCGTCACCATCTCCTACAAGCACGTCCCCGAGGCCACGCTGGCGGCCTTCGTCGAGCGCCTCGGCGAGCTGCACGTCGAGACGCGGACCGACGACCGCGACAGCGACGGCGCCCCGCTGGTGCGATGGATCAAGACCGCCGACGGCAAGCCCGTCTGGCGGATCCGGCGACACGACGTCGAGTGCTTTGCCGGCGTCGTCCGCCGCTGGGGCCTGTGGCTGCCGTCGCTGGGCGCCCTGGCCGCCGCCATGGACGAACACGCGACCGCCGGCGGCGGGCTGTTTGCCGAGCCTGCCGACGAGTCGGCAGGCGAAGCCCGCCGAGGCCTTGGCGAAGGCGGGGACGAATCCGTTCCGCAGATGACGCAGATTGCCGCAGAGTAGAGGACCTGCAATGATACGAACCCATGCCCTCTTCATCGTCGCCTTGGCCCTGGTGCAGATGGGCCTGCTGGCGTGGGCAGTCAACGAGAGGGCCAACGCCAGGCGGATGGCGGCGGCCCTCGCCGACGCCAGACAGCTCCGCGGGGCCCTCGCGTCGCCCGTCCCCGGGCCGGCAGCTCCGCCGGCGGCGCCGGCCACGTCGCCCGCCGCCGACGGGTACGTCCTGACGGACCCTCGCGCCTACATCGTCGCGGTTGACCTGATCCACATCCTCGAAAGCCGCGGCGGCAGGGCCGTGACGATCGGCGACACGGGCCCGGCCGGCGAGCGGGGCGAGTTCCAGATCACGCCCGTCTGCGCCGCCGACCTCGAGCGAATCACGGGCGTCCCGTGCGATCCGCTCGACGTCGACCGCTGCCGGTGGCAGTGCCTGGCGTACCTGCTTCACTACGGCCCTGCACTGGGCTGCCAGCGCCCCGAGGAGCTGGCCGAGCTGTGGCGCCGCGGCCCCGCGGGCTATCGAAGATGGGCGGCGACGGCCATCAGCAAGGGAAACTGACCAGCAAAAGGACAGGGACGGGCGGCTATGCCACGGAAGGCCGCGGGGAGCGGTGAACAACCAAAGGCGCCAGCACGTGCCGGAACCCATGGCAAAAGGGCCTGGCACATCGTCGGCTGGGAGCGGTGCTACGAGCCGGCGGACGATCTGCGGCGGGGGCGCAAGTCGCCGCTGCCGTTTGTCAAGCTGCTGACCGGCGCCGGCGACCAGGGCGGCCGCGAGGCCGAGCAGATCGCACTGCAGCTCAAGGCCCTGCGGGCCGAGCCCGACGGCCTGCTGCACGAGGCGATCTGGACGCGGATTCTGTGCAGGGCCGGCAGCCGGGCGAACCGGCGGGGATGGCTGCTGCGGTTCGACGACGAGCCCGCCGCCGTCAGGGACATCGCCATGATGATAGACGCACCGCCCGATCAGGTCCGCTTGTCGCTGGACGTCCTCGAGCGGCTGCAGTTCATGGAGCGCGTGCCGATGCCCAACGGCTCGCCGGGCCCCGACGGCGACGACCGCCCCGGCAAGGGCCGCCCGGCCGGGCCTGCCAAAAAACCGCGTAAACAGGCGGCGAAATCGCCCCGCAAAGCCAAGCCCAAGGCGCCGAAGAAACAACCTGCCCGCCGCTCGCGGGCGAGCGCCGGCGCCCCGCGGGCGAGCGCCCGCGAGCGGCGGGCGACCGCGAGCGAGGGTTATAATGTGAACGGGGAACGGCTTCGCCAACGAGAACGGCTTGCGCCTGAACCTGAACCCGAACGGCTTGCGCCTCAACCCGAACGACCAACGGCCCCGGCGCACGGCAACGGCTCTAACAGCGCGCGCGCAAAAACGGCTACGGCTAAGCCGGGCGATGGTAAAGACCAAACCCCGCAAGCCCCTCAACCCGCTTGCCGCGACGACGGACAGCCAAGCCGAGCCGGAGCCGACGAGCCGACGACTGCCGACCCCCGTGGGGCGTTAAGCGGCGACACGGACTGCCAACCGACGTCCAGCCCACGCCCCACGGGATCGGTTTCTCGCCACGAATCCGCCGCCGACCCTCCCGCTGGCGCCCGTTCGCCCCCCGCTTCGCCCGAGGCCCCGCCGCCCGGGGCCGCCGTCCCGATCGTCGGCACGCCGCCCGGCATGGCCATGCGGACCTACGCCGAGATCTACGTCAGCGGATCTGCCGTCACCCGTGCGTTCCGGGCCCGTTGCAGCGCCGGCGGCGCCGACGTCCCCCGCGACGAGGCCGAGTTCGCCGTCCGCGAGCGGGCGTGCTTCGAGGCGGCGTGGGCGGCGGTCCTGTCGCTGGGGCTGGGCGCCCAGGACCTGCTGGTCCTGATGGGCAAGGCCTCCAAGGAGGCCCGGCGGATCAGCCGCCGTTCGACGCCGTGGCGCAAGGGGCCCGGGGCCGCCTGGCGGCACTGGCTGAATCAGCACATGGAATCCGACGCCGGCGTCGGCCGGGCCCGCTGGAGGCGGGCGGCCGGCGGCGCGGCGGCAACTGCAAGGAGCGCATCGTGACGACGACAACGAGATCGCGATCATCGAAGGCCGCATCGAAGCGCCGCCGCCGCGGCGAGCCGGGCCCGGCCAAGCCCGCCGGCGGCGACGACCCGGGCCTCGGCCGCATCGACCCGGAGGCGCTGCCGCCGACAGGGACCGTCTACACCCTCGAGATCGCCGCCGGCGAGTACGACCCCCGCGACGATAGCCTGGCGGCCGTCGCCAGTTGGGCCGACATCGAGTTCGACGGCACCGACGGCGGGCGGCTCCGCGTGCAGCAGCGCCGGGGCGACCAGGAAGTGTGCGTCTACATGCCCACTGTCAACGACTGGAACCGCAACTGGGCCCGGCTGGTCATCAAGGTTGCCGCCCCCGTCGGCCGGCCCCCGCCGGCGGAGCCGGCCGAGGAACACGCCGCGGAATTGCCGACCTTGGCCGGCCAGGGCAAAGGCGAGCGAACTCCGGCCGCGACCACCATGCTCGTGCCCGTCGAGAAGATCGAGGTCCGTGCCAACAGCCGCCAGGACTTCGACGCGGCGCTGCTGGTCGACCTGGGCAACTCGATGGCCGAGCTGGGCCAGCTCCAGCCGATCGTCGTGGCCCGCCGGGCGATCGACGGTCATCTGGTCCTCGTCGCCGGCGAGCGGCGGATGAGGGCGGCCAAGGCCAACAACGACGAGCTGATCGAGGCCCGCGTGTACGACAACCTCGACGAGCGGACCATCGTGCGGATGCAGCTGGCGGAGAACTTCGCCAGGACGGACCTGAACCACATGGAGATCGCCGCCGCCCTGGGCCGCCTGGCGGACGCCGGCCTGACCGTCCAGCAGATCGCCGCCGAGGTCCACAAGGGCGCCGACTGGGTTCGCCGCCACCTGGGCCTGCTGGAGTTGGCCGAGCCGGTCGCCGACCAGGTCGCCGCCGGCCGCATCCCCCTCAAGCACGCCGAGCTGCTCGGCCGCATCAAGGACCACGACCAGCAGATGGGGCTGGCCGCCGAGGCGATGGGCCTCGACTCCTACGCGTCGGCCGGCGAGAAGGTGCCCCCGGCCAAGCGGCTCGAGGAGGCCGCAGCATCCCCTGGCGACGGCCTGATGGCCGTGGATGACCTCCGCGACAGCATCGGCTACACGCTCAAGCGGCTGGGCCACCACCTCTGGCCGATGGACGGCGGCTACGCCGGCCAGCGCGCCTGCGTCGGCTGCCCGGACAACACGGCGACAGAGCCGGCGCTCTTCGATCCCGCCGAGACATGGGGCAAGCGAGACCTCGGCATCTGCCTCAACACCGCGTGCTACAAGGCCAAGCAGAAGGCCTGGAAGAAAGACCCGGCCTACAAGGAGCAGAAGGCCCGCCAGAAGGCCGAGCGGGCGAGCGTCCGCCCGTCATCGTCGCGGCCGAAGCGAGACACGCCCTTCCCGCACAGCCCCGCCGAGCGCTACGCCGTCGCCCTGAACGAGCACGCCGTGGCCGTCCTCACGGCGATCCGCAAGCACGTCGCCAAGACTCCCGACGACAAACTCCCCCCCGACGCCGCTCCAACCCTCATGCGCCTTGCGGCGGCTTCGACCTCGGCCAGCGGCAACTGGACGCTGCTGAGCATCGACGTGGGCAAGATCCGCGGCAAGCTCGGCGAGATGAAGCAGCTGCTCGACGGCGATGGTGCGATCTCCTGGCTCGCCGGCCTCGCCCGGCCGCTCGGAGAGGCGATTCGTCTGGACATCCAGCAGCCCAGGTACGCCGAGTACGCGCACAGGGTCTACGGCGTGCCCGTCAGCCGCAAGGCGGTGCAGTGGATTGACTGCCTCGAGGCCCTCTGCCGGCGGTGGAAGATCGACTACCCCAAGCGACCCACCAAGGCCGACTTCCCCGCCAAGCCCAAACCCAAGGCGGCGAAGAAGCGCACCAAGCCCGCCACCAGCAATCGCAAGAAGGCCACGAAATGATTTCAATCGCCCCGACCACACGCGGCCCCCTGCTGCCCCTGGCCCGCCACCGACGCGGGCAATCCGCCGCCCGGGACGGCGTAAAGCACGTAAAGCGACGCGATGTAAGCCCTTATTCTACCGTCCAGATCTGGCCGACCGCCAAAACGGCAGCCCCTAAGCGCGGAGGCATGCGGCACTTGCGGTCGCGGGTCCTTCCTGGCAGGTGGCCCGCTGCGGTTGGGGGGTGTTAGCGGGAAAACGCGCGCGGCGCGCGACGCAAGCGCTTTATCACGATGGCTTTTCGCGATCTAGCGGGTGGGCGCAATCGTTAGGTGGGCAGCTAACGTGTCAACACGACGTCAAAATGTGGCCTCGAAGAAGTACAAACGCCTCAGCAGGCGGATCACCGCGGACACTCTGCGGCGCCTCGGGCGGAAGGGCGAGACCTTGGCCGACGTCGCCAAATGGGCCGGCATGACCGAGACGCAGCTGGCCCGCGACATTGCCCGCAAGCCAACCTGGCGGGCCGCGTGGGACCGCGGCCGCCTGCTGCACGCTATCGCCCACCTGAGCCGCCTGCCGGCGTCATTCGCCGAGTGCGCGAGCGATCTGGCCATGCCTGCGGACGCCTTCGCGGAGCTGGTCACCGCGGATCCGCAGGCATCCGAGATCTGGCGGGCGGGGCGGATGCAGGCCCGCCAGGCCATCGGCTCGGCGATGTACAAGGAGGCGGCGGAGGGCAACGCCGCGGTGGCCGCCAAGTTGCTGGATCGCCTCCGGGAGGGCCCCGGGGCCGGCGTCGGCGACGATGGCGAGCGGGGCAGCCGGCCGCTTGGCTGGATCGCCGCCGAGCTGGGCATGTCCAAGTCGGCGGTGGAGTACTGGCTGAGCAAGGGGGCCCCCCGCCACCCCGACGGCACATTCGCGACCGACCGGGTCGTGGACTGGCTTCGCACCGCCATGCCAAAGGGCCAACAAGCGAAGACCGGCCCGGATTTGGACGCACAGATCAAGAAGGCGCGTCACGAGCAGCTCGACCTGGCCAACCGCAAGCAGCGGGGCGATCTGCTGGACCGGACGGCCGTGATTGCCGGCATCGTCGCCCGCTATCAGGTCCTGGTGGCCGCCCTGGCGAGCCGGCCCGCCCGCCTGGCCGCCGTCCTGGCTGGCCGCCCGGCCGACGAGATCACCGAGACGTTGACCGCCGACTTCGCGGATCTGCGTCGCGGCCTGGCGGAGGTTCCGCCCGAGCTGCGTCTGCCGCCCGCGGCGGCGGCCAGGTGGCGCGAGCTGATCGCCGCCATCGAACAGGAGCACAGGCCCGCGGCATGACCGCCACACTCGAGACCATCGCCGTCGCTCCCCTCGGCATCATGGAGGCCGAGCGCGAGCTGCTGCGCCCCCGCCCGCGGCGGAACGTCGTGCAGTGGGCCGCCGAGGACCGCCGGCTGCCGGAGCTGACCAGCTCCATGCCCGGGCCGTTCAGTTGGGAGATCTGCCCGTTTCTCGTCGAGCCGGCGCTGATGTGGACGGTCCCGGGCACCCGCCAGGTCACCGCCCGCAAGTGCGCCCAGTCGGGATGGACGGAGCTGGGCCTGAACATCCTCGGCCGCACGATCGCCGAGGACCCCGCCCCGTCGATGGTGGTGATGCCCACCGAGCACGACGCCAAGCGCCGCATCCGCGCCCGCATCCGCCCGATGTTCGACGCGAGCGCCGACCTCGCCGCCCACCTGCCCGGCGGCATCGAGGACCTCAACGCCGGACAGGAGACGATCCTGGACAACATGATCGTCTACCTGGCGTGGAGCAACTCCGCCGCCGCGCTGGCCGACAACCCGGTCGCCCTGGTCATCCTCGATGAAGTGGGCAAGTACCCGCTGCTGGTCGGCTCCGAGGGCGATCCGGTCAGCCTGGCCGCCAAGCGGCAGACGACGTTTCCAAACGCCCGGACGCTGGTCGGCTCGACGCCCACCAGCGAATCGGATCTCATCACCCGCGAGTTCGAGGCCGGCGACCGCCGTCAGTACCACGTCCGCTGCCCCCACTGCGGCATCTGGCAGCGGGTCGAGTTCGATGGCAGAGCCGGCCGAGTCATCATGGACAAAGCCGGTGACGGCCAGTTCCTGCCCCCGTCGGCCTATCTCGCCGGCGGCCGGGCCAGGTATGTCTGCGGCGCCTGCAAGGCCGTCTGGAGCGAGTCCGACCGCTGGACGGCCATCCTGGCCGGCATCTGGGTCCCCGCCGGCTGCGAGCTGGTCGATCTGGACGCCGGCGGCGACCCCGGCGCGCCGGGACACCGCGAGCCGGCGTATGGGGCGTCGACCTTACTGGCCCACGCGCTCGACGGCGGCGATTACCCCCCCCCAGCCCCCGACGCATGGCTGACCGGCGAAAAGCCGCCGCCGGGGCACTGCAGCTATCAGATCAGCGGCCTGATGCTCCACCCGGCCTTCGGGATGCTCGACAAGATGGCCGGCGAGTGGGCGACCGCCGACAAGGCCAGCAAGTCGGGCGACCTGGGCCCCCTGATCGACTTCGTCAACAGCCGCCAGGGCCGCGAGTGGGAGCAGCGCGAGGCGACGACTAACGAGGACAAGCTCGCCAAGCACGTCGAGGCCTACCCGCCGAACATGGTCCCCAGCGGCGCCGTCGTACTGACCGCCGGCATCGACGTCCAGGCGGACCACTTCTTCGTCACGATCTGGGCGTGGGCGTACCTGTTCGAGGCCTGGCTCGTCCGGGCCGAGCGGATCGACGCGGGCCCCACCGACGACCTGGGTAACTGGCGGCCCGTCGCGGATCTGCTGGCGATGCAGTTCGAGTCCGCCGCCGCCGCGGACGGCGGCGGCAAGAACGCCCCGCCAGCCCAAATGCCGATCAAGCTGGCCCTGATCGACTCGGGCTATCGCCCCCATCAGGTCTACGACTTCTGCCGCACCTTCGCCGCCGGCGACGTGCGGCCCACGAAGGGCCACGACCGCCTCGACGCCGTCTACAAGCCCACCCGCGTCGATTACAGCCCCCTGACGGGCAAGGTCGCGGCCAGGAGCGTGCGGCTCTGGCACGTGGACGTGACGACCTTCAAGGACCGCCTCGCCAACCAGGCCGCCAGGTCGCACCCGGGGCCGGGCTATCTGCACCTGCCGGCGGACACGACGGCGGATTTTCTCAGGCAGTTCTGTGCCGAGGAGAAGAAGGTCATCCCGCCAAAGTCCAAGACCGCCAAGCCCCGCAAGCTCTGGGTCACTCGGCGGGACCATCCGGACAACCATTACTGGGACTGCTCGGTCCTGGCCCTGGTGGCCGCGGTGATGGGCAGAGTAGGCGACATCCGCCCGCCGGGTGCCCCGCCGGCCAGGCGGCCGGGGCGGCGGATGGGGACCATCGCCGGCCCGGGGCGGAGATGAACCACGCCGGAGACTACCGGCGTGGATTTGAGATTTGAGATTTGAGATCGCCAGTGGCCATCGATGAAGCGCAGCCCAGAGAAAGGATTTTTGAATGACTGACAAGACAGACCCACCCGCCGCACAGACGCCCGACCCGAAGGCCGCCGAGCCCAAGCCCAAGCCGCCGCCGGCGTCAAAGCCCGCCGCTGCGGCGAAGCGCGAGGACCGCTCGAAGATCCCCGGCTCGAAGAAGCTGTCGGTGATGACGGAGCCGCAGCTGCGGGCCGTCGCCCGCCGGCAGGGGCTGCCCGACGGGCGGGCGAAGGCGGAGCTGATCCGCATGCTCGAATCCCGCCGGCGCGGCGGCGACGAGCGGTTCGTCCGCAACTACACCATGTGCCGCCTCTGCCGCGGCCCCTGCCGCTCCAGGGGCAGCGACTTCGTCGACGGCGTCAGCATCCACCACCTCGAGTGCCAGCGCTGCCACTACCGCTTCAAAATCGCCGAGGCGGTCCGATGACCCGCCGCCGGCTCTACTGGGGCACTGTGATGGCCGAGTCGGCGGATTTGCCGGGGTTGTGGCTCTGGGCCAAGGTCCGCCCGCGGCCGTGGTGGTTTCTGATCCGCCTGAAGCTGTTCGCCCAGATCGTCTGGCGGCGGTGGGAGACGCGGCGCCTCGGCATCCGCCTGGCGTGGGAGCTTTCCAAGGTCACCGAGGGCCTGGGGCCGACGCACATCCACAGATTTCACAGATCGACGCAGATGGAGAAGAACCCATGAATGACGATAACTGCAATCAGCCCGACACGGCGAGCCCGATGGTGCATCTCGCCCCGGAGCTGACGTCCATATCGATGCCTTATCACGATCGCGTGCAAGCCTTGGCCAGCGCTTACCGGATAACCCTATCCCCGCATGAGCACACTTGGACGCAGGAGGAACAGGCCCAGATGGCACAATACTGCCTCTGGGCTCACCAACGATTGTGCGTGATCGAGAGCATTGCCATGGGCACCGCATTGGCGCACGCCCCTTGATCAAGGACGGGCAACGGCGACCTGGATGACGCTTGCAACCTGCAAGCGTCGGCACTGGAAGCGATCCGCGATCCAGACATGGGCGAGCCCAACTTTGTGTGCCGGAGGCAGCACTGATGGACATCATCGTCACCACACCCAAAAGCCAGATGGCCAATGCAGCCCAGGAAGCGGCAGAGGCTGTCGAGGCCGGAGGCGGGTTATACTTCCGCCGGTTCCACTCGACCGCAGGCCCGCAGAAGATAGGCCGAAACGATCGCATCTACTACGTCGAAAACGGGTACGTCCGAGGCTACGCCGTGGTGCGTGAGTTGCGACATGTCGGGCCTGGCGGCTTGCGATGCGAGACGACCAGACGCGTTTGGGCGCAGGGCCTATATGCGTTGATGGCCGCCGACTCGTGGCATTGGATTCGGCCGATCCCGATGAAGGGCTTCCAGGGCTTTCGCTACGTCCATCCGCGATCTCTTGGAGAGCCTCTGTACCTGGCGATTACACGGGCGGAGATCGTCGGCGGATGGCGCGACCCGAAACCCGCCGTCGGCCGCGAACGACCTACCAAACGCGAAAACAAGGAAGCTTACTTGGTGAATCTGCGGAAATCTGCGAAATCTGCGGATTGATTCGCGGGCCTAACCCGCCCGGATAGCTGCTCTTAGCCAGTTAGTCTAGCTCTTTTTCCAGTACTGGAACGCGGGGCCTTCCAATTGCGCCGCTAGCACCGATGGTCTCGGCATGAGCACGGCAGCCGAGCAGTTGGCCGCGATCGAGACGGTCATCGACGCCCGCCTGAGCGGCGGGGCCATCATCCGCCACAGCTCCCTATCCATCTCCTTCGAGAAGGAATCGCTGACGGACCTGTACAAGATCCGCGACCGCCTGGCCGCCCAGGTCGCCCGGCAGAATCGCGGCATGTTCCGCTACGCCCGCATGGACCAGGCGGTGGACTGATGGCCCGCAAGCCCCTACCTCCGCCCACGACGTTCCGGGGCGTCGAGATCTACGCCCACGAGCCATTCCCCCGGGCGGCGCGCATGCTCGACGGCGTGGTTTCCGCGATCTCGCCACGCCGCGGGCGGCGCCGCCTGGGGGACAGGTTCCGGGCGTCCGTGGGCTACGACATCGCCCGGTCAGGTCGGCACCGGCGGGGCTACTCGACCGCCGGCGGCTCGGGCGACCAGCACCTGAACTCGACCACGCTCAACAGGATCCGCGAGTGGTCCCGCGGCCAGGAGCGGAACAACTGCATCTACGACGGCATCCTCGCCCGCGACGTCGACAACGTGGTCGGCAGCCACTTCGGCTGGCGCCCCAACACCAAGGATCCCGGCTGGAACGAAGCGGCCGCCGAGATCGTCAAGACCCGGATGGCCGCCGCCGACGCCGGCGGCAGGTGGGATTTCCAGGGCTGGCTGCGGATGATGGTCCGGACGCTCGACCGCGACGGCGACGCCCTGGGCGTGTTCGACGCCGACGGCCGGATCGTCACCTACGAGGCCGACCAGCTCGCCACGCCCCGGGACCGCAAGGCTTCCGGCAGGCGCATAGTCAACGGCGTCGAGCTGGCCGACGACGGATCCGCGACGGCCTACTGGGTGGCCCCCCGGTCCAACAACGGCTGGGTGGACAAATCCAGCGAGGCCGTCCGCATCGACGCCCGCGACTGTGTGTTTCCGGCCTATTACAAGCGGACCTCGCAGACGCGGGGGATTCCCATACTCGGCAGCGGCGCGGACATCTTCGAGCGACTGGATGGATACCTCGACAGCGAGACCTTCGCCGCCTGGGTCAACTCCTGCCTGGCGATGTTCATCAAGAAGTCGCCCGAGTACACGGACTCGACCTCGGCCGGCCCCGGCCAGGAGATGCAGGCCAACGCCGAGGGCACCTATGACCTGCTGCAGAAGTTCGACCGCGGCATGGTCATGGACCTCAACGTCGGCGAGGAGGTCGAGGCCTAGACGCCCGGCCGGCCGCAATCCAACTTCGAGAGCTACGTCACCGCCGTCCTGCGCTTCATCGGCTGCCCGATCGGCATGCCGCTGGAGCTGATACTGCTGGACTTCAGCAAGACGAACTACAGCAGCGCCCGCGGCGCACTGCAGCAGGCGTATCGGGCCTTCCAGGTCCGCCAGGAGCACGTCAAGGCCAGCATCTGCCAGCCCAGCTACCGCCAGTGGATCGGCCGGGCCGTCCGCTCGGGGGACCTGACCGTCCGCGACGACATGTTCGCCTGCGTCTGGTATCCGCCCCGGTGGCCGTGGATCGACCCGCTCAAGGACGTCATGGCCGAGGAGCGTGCCGTCGCCGGCGGGATGCGGACCTTGCAGGAGATCGCCGCCCGCGAGGGCCGCAACATCATGGAGTTGATGGCCGAGCGGGCCGAGGAGCTGCGTTTCGCCCGCGCCAACGGGATCCCCCTGTCGAACGCCCCGGACACACTGGCCGCCACAGACGACGAGGAGGCAGCCGACCATGCCGCTTCCGACACCAAATAAGCGGGAGTCCGAGAAGGATTTTATCGACCGCTGCATGGGCGACTCGACCATGACGCGGGAGTACCCCGACTCCAGCCAGCGCCGCGCCATCTGCCAGAAGCAGTGGGACTCGAAGGCCCAGGCCGAAGCCGAAAAAACCGCTGCCGCCGGCGCCGATCCGTTCATCCGCGATCGGGCCATCATGCGTTACCTGACGCAAACGGGCTGGGCGATCATGCCCGAGGTCCTCGAACGCCTGGTGGGCATCGTCGAGCGCCACGCCGAGGGCGTCAATCTGGACGCCGAACAGATTGAGGCCGCCCTGGGCGCCGCCCGGAAGGCGCCGCCGCCGGCCGCATACCCGCGGATCGCCGACTATCGGGTGGACCGGATCACCGCAACGGCCATCGTCCCTGTCGTCGGCGTCATCGCCAAGCACGCCAGCCAGGTCAACGACGTCAGCCAGCCCGAGGGCACCAGCACCGAGCAGATCCGCGACGACCTCGCCCGGGCGATGGCCGACGAGAAGGTCAACTCGGTGATGCTGCACATCGAGAGCCCTGGCGGGACGGTGTTCGGGACCCCCGAGCTGGCGGCCGAAATCGCCGAGCTGGCCAAGACCAAACCGATCATCGCGTACGCCGACGACCTCGCCGCGAGCGGGGCATACTGGCTGGGATCTCAGGCGAGCAGGTTCTACGCCAGCCGTACGGCCGCGGTCGGCTCGATTGGCGTGTACTTCGTCATTCGCGACTCCAGCCGCCGTGCAGAGCGGGAGGGGGTGCGGTACCACGTCGTCAGGACCGGCCGCTACAAGGGCGTTGGCCTACCGGGGACCTCCGTCGAGCAGTCTGACCTCGGCGACCTCGAGGGCCAGGCCCGGGCGCTGCACCAGGTGTTCGCCGCCGACGTCGCCCGGGGCCGTCACCTTGCCGACGAAGCGATTTCGCAGGTCGCCGACGGCCGCGTTCTGATCGGTGGCGACGCCGTCGCCGCCGGCCTGATCGACGCCGTGATGAGTTTTCAGCAGGCACTCACATCCGCCAGGCCTGTGGCAAAGGCCGCGAGGCGGTCCACGAGCAAGCCCAAGGCAACACAGAAAGGGAAAGCCATGGCTGATGAAGCACAGGAAACGCAGACGGGCCTGACGGCCGAGGACGTGGGCACCGCCGCGGCGGCTGCCGCCGAGAAGGCCAAGGCGGAGGCCACCGCCGCCGAGCGGGACCGGATTGCCGCACTGCAGGCCGAGTTCGGCGACCAGCCGGAGGTCCTCGCCAAGGCGACGGCCGACGGCCTGACCATCGATCAGGCCAAGGCGGCTGCCTACGACGCGCTGAAGGCCAGCCTCGCCGCCAGCCGCAAGGAGGCCGACGACCTCAAGGCCGCCATCGGCCGCGAGGGCATGTCCATCGAGAAGTTGCTCAAGCTGGACGCGAGCGACGAGCAGGCCGACCCCAAGGCGGCCGGCGGGTCGGCGGCGGACGATGGCGAGGCCGCGACCTACACCGCGGCCGTCGAGCGGTTCAAGGCCGAGCTGATGACCAGCGGAGTCGCCGAGGCGTCCGCCGGCGCCAAGGCCCACGCCAGGGCAACGCGGGAGTACCCCAAGGCCAAAGCGGCGTGGATGAAGGCCAACAAGGTCGGCTGATCGCGGGCCGGGCCGGGCACGGACGCCGGGCCTCGGTGCATGTCAGCCTCAAGGATGAGGAGAACACGAGATGAGTCAAATGACCGAAGGCCCGCTCACGCTGACCAACGGCGAGACGGGCACGATCGAGCCCTGGCGCGTTGTGAAGCCCAACGGCACCACCGCACGGTCGGTGATTTACGCCGACGCGGGCGAGGGCGACGTGGCCATCGGCATCACCATGGGCCGGGTCGCCACCGGCCTGCAGGTGCCGATCTGGCCGCTGAACACCCGCGGCACCTGCAAGGCCAAGATCAACGAGACCTGCGATGCCTGGGCGTCGCTGTACTGCGGGGACGACGGCAAGCTCTCGGCGGTGCCGTCGGGGCCCGTGGTGGCGATCGCCATGGAGGCAGCCGCCGCCGACGAGCAGATCATCGAGGTGATGCCCGTCATGGGCGCCGCCGCCGGCGGCATCGCCCCCGACGAATCCCGCAAGGTCCGCTACTTCGAGGACTTCCTGGCTGTCAGCTACGGCAAGGACCTGGCGCTGGCCAACGAGTCCGACCCGACGGGCATGTTCAGCGCCACCGCCGACCGCGGCCAGTGGCTGCTGACGCTGACCGACGGCGACAGCGACGCCGGCGAGGTCCTCAACTCCGCAGACGACGCCCCCGGCGGCATACTGGCCTGCACGACCAACGACAAGGCCAACGACCTGAACTCCTGCCAGCTCAACGGCGAGAGCTTCAAGCTCGCCTCGGGCAAGCCGCTGCTGTTCGAGACGCAGATCGCCGTCGAGGACGCCGACAAGATGGACTGGTTCATCGGCCTGGCGATCGCCGACACCAGCATCCTGGCCGGCACTTCCGACCGCGTCGGCTTCGAGTGCCTCCACGACGGCAACATCGACTGCCTGGTCGAGCAGGACACCACCGAGAACGCCGAGGACACCGCAGTCGACATCTCCGACGGCACTGTCGCGACCTGGTCGACGAAGTCGGTCAAGCTGAGCTTCCGCTGGGACGGCGTTGACACGATCGACTTCTTCGTCGACGACGCCCTGGTCGAGAGCATGACCGACAACGGCACGACGATCGTCATCCCCGACGACGAGGCCCTCACGCCGACGTTCGAGGTCAAGACCACCGAGGCGGCCGCGAACACGCTCTGGATCGACTACATCCTCGTCGAGGCGACTCGGTAGCCGGCGCGCCTTCTGGGCGCCTTGTGACAAACCCAATCCGGGGTCGCAACGGATTGCGGCGCCGGCCGAGGGCAGTCCTTCCGGGGCGACACGGACGTCGCCCCGGGCGGGCGGTTTCAGGCCCGAAACAGTGAAGGAGCACTGAAGATGATTGCAGAGAGCGGAGTAACGCTGCGGCGGGACCTCTCGGCCGTCGCCAACGAGTTCGACGACATCCAGGCGCGTGAGATGTTCATCGGCCTGCGCGCGGCCCCGGTGTTCAGGGTCGGCGAGGAGAGCGCCTATTACCCGGTCATCTGCCGCGAGACGTTCCGCAAGCCCGCCGAGACGGAGCGGGCGTCGGACGGCAGCTACAACCGCGTCAGCGGGGAGTTCGGGTCGGGCACCTACAGCTGCGAGGAGCACGGCCTGGAGTACCTCATCGACGACAAGCGCCGCAAGCGGTACCAGAGCTTTTTCGACGCCGAGTCCGCGGCGGTGCGGATCCTGCGCCATCAGATCCTGATGGCCCAGGAGCGCAGGATCAGCTCGCTGATCCTCGACAGCTCGACCTTCACGGCCAACAGCGTCTCCACGGCCTGGGCGACGGTCGCCAGCTCTGTGCCGCTGACGGACGTGACGACCGGCTGCGAGACGCTCGAGGACAACTGCGGCATCGGCCGCGAGAACTACACGCTCATCGTGCCGAGGACGGAGTACAAGTACCTCTGCACCACCGACTCGATCCTCGGGCGCATCAAGTACGTCGCCCCCGGCGTCACTCGCGGGATGCTGACGACGCAGCTTCTGGCCGAGTTCTTCGGGATCAAGCAGGTGCTTGTCGCCGGCGGATCCTACGACTCCGCCGGCGAGGGCGTCGCCGAGAGCATGTCGCAGATCTGGTCGACCGGCTACGCGATGCTGTGCGTGATCGCCGGCGAGGGCGACCCGCTGGAGATGCCCAGCATCGCCCGGACGATGCTCTGGGCCGAGGACAGCCCCGAGAACGTCGTCGTCGAGACCTACCGCGACGAGAAGCGCCGCAGCGACGTGGTCCGGATGCGGCACAACGTCGACGAGGTCCTGACGGCCGACGCCGACCTGCTGGGCTATCTCCTGAGCACCACCTGATCGGCTGCTGCGCAGCCGAATTTGAGATCTGAGATTTCAAATCTCAAATGCAGCCGCCGGAGCCCCGGCGACGGCGGCTGCCCGAGGAGGTGGCCGTGGCGATGTCAGAGGAGCAGCGAGCGTTGACCAGGGAAATCGCCTTCGAGGTCGCCGAGATCACGATCAAGCGATTCGAGCAGGTCCACATACAGACCTGCCCCTGGGGCAGGAAGCTGTCGCGGTGGATGTGGATCGCCTTCGGCGTGGCCCTGGGTCTCGGCGTGGCCGGCTACGGCGTCGGCCAGGCCATCGCGACGGCGATCCGCGTGGCGAAGTAGGGAGGTGGTCCGATGCGGTCGAAACGACTGGCGACTCTGGCGGCGGTCCTGATGCTCGCCCCCGGCTGCGGCATGTTGGACGGCCCCAAGGCCCGCGTGCTGACCGGGGCCAATCGCATCGACGACCTGGCCGGCGGCATCCAGGCCGACCTGGCCGTCGCCCGCAACGCGGTGCAGGCCGGCGCCGACGGCCGCGAGGTCCTGGCCCCGATCGACTCGGCCGACCGCAAGGCCGGCGAGATCAAGGCCGCCACCCGCAGCGTCCGATCGCAGCTGCCCAAGCTCGAGGAGACCGAGAGCAAGCTCTGGCCGCTGCTCAAGCTCGCCGCGATCGTCGCATTGATCGTCGTGGTCCTGATCGCCATGAGCCGCCTTGGCATCGACAAGGTTCTCAAGCCCATCTTCGCCAAGCTGGGCCTTGGCATCAGCCGGCTGACCAAGTCCGAGGCCAAGCTCGACGCCGAGGCGCTCGCCAATGGCGAGAAGGGCAACCCCGAGCTTCAGGCCCGCGTCGCCATCCGCCGCGCCACCGACGCCGGCTACGACCGCGAGTTCGTCCGGCAGAAGCAGCGCGTCGCCCGGGAGCAGTCCCCCAAGGTCCACGCGAATGTCCCGCTGCCAGACGGCGTCGCGGTCCCCAAGGTCGCCCCGCCGCCCGCGGCCGCCCCCGCTGCCACGGGCTGATCTGAGATTTCAGATTTGAGATTCCTTACATGAGCGTCCTGGACACACAGATCGCGACCGACCTTGCCAACGTCATGGCCGACGTCGGCCGCGACGTCACCTACACGCCCGCCGGCGGCTCGGGCACGACCGTCTCGGCCATCGTCCCACCGTACCGCAAGGCCGTCGACGACTACGACGAGACCAGCCGCGAGGCCTACCGCTCCGTCGAGATCATCGTCCAGATCTCCGAGGTCGCCACGCCCGCCATCGGCGACCAGTTCACGTTCGTCGACCTCACCTGGGCGGTCACCGAGATCGCCGGGATCAGTTCCGCTTACGCGATCCTCCGCCTGCTCGAGGTCCGCAGGTCGCGGACGCAGACCTCCGCCGGCGGATACAAGGACATGCCCAGATGATCCGCAGATTCCGCAGATGCTCGCAGATAGCAGCAGGAGCTGCTTTTGTTCTGCTCTGCGCGAATCTGCGCAATCTGCGGATAGATCGGGAGCCCTGCGGATGGCGGTAGCGGCCTCCGGCATACTGAGCGTTCCCCTGGACGCGATGCGGACGCTGATCGCCGCGACCAGCGCATTCCAGACCTGGGTCGGCGTCGAAACCGCGGCGGCCGCCAAAGCCTTCATCCACCTGATCGCCCTCAACGAGGCGGCCAGCCTCAGCCAGGCCGAGCGGGAGGCCTTGCGTCCGGTGGCCGTGATCGGCTTCGGCGACGACTTCCACGCCGCCGAGGACGCCGAGCCGGGCCCCTACATGCGCCACGGCGGCCAGATCGAGGTCGTGTTCGAGGCGGTCATCACCGCCGCCTACACCGACGACGAGGCCGACGCGGTCCTCGAGTTCGCCAACAGCGTGGGGGCCGTCGTCGAGGAGATGGAGTCCACCAGCCGCGGCACGGGCACGTATCTGCACCTCGTCGGCTACCACAAGACGGCCGGCCCCGGGCGATACAGCCCCGAGGACATCGCCGCCGGCGAGCTGGACATCTACCAGATGAGCTTCCTGTTCGACTGGGATGAGTGCTAGGCCTGCCGCGTCCGCTGCCGCGTCCTCGGCAGGCATTTGAGATTTGAAATCTCAAATTTGAGATTCAGCTCACGAAGGGAGCTGACATTGAGTTACGGAAAGCGAATCGCAGAGGCACTCGAGGAGCTGACGGGCACGACGCCCACCGGCGGCAAGGGCTACGCAGCCCGGGCCGCCGCCGCCCTCGAGGCCATACTGGCCAGCTACGCGTCCGACGCGATCGTCATCGTCAACCACGGCGACGACGTCGACGACAACGGGACCAACCTCGCCAGCGCCTACGCCGCCGCCTGCGCCCTGACGCCCGGCGGCAGCGCCCTGTCGGCCACCAACCGGGCCGTCGTGGCCATCCCTCCCGGGACCTACCGCCTCGCGACGGCGGTCGGCTCGTGCTGCCTGGAGCTGGATACCGAGTACGTCGATCTCGTCGCGCTCGCCCCGGGCAGCCCGGAGGCGACCCGCGTGACGTGGGCCGGCGGCGCCGGCTGTTTCGGCACGATCGGCCAGTCCGTCGGCGACGTTCGCATGTCGGGCTTCACAATCGCCTGCACCGGCGACGTCAGCGGCAACAACGCCTTCCGGATCGGCATCCTCGCCGACCAGGACATCTCGGCGAGCATCTATCGCAACATGCACTTCCGCCACAGCAACCCCAAGGCGAATCAGTACTCCATCAGCGCCTACCAGCACCTGGCGGGCACGTGGTACCACTGCGTCGCCGACGCCTACGCCTGGCGGCTCGGCACCAACGGCGACCTGTCGGCCACGATGTACGACTGCGAAGCCGGCAACTTCAGTTACGGCGGCGACGCCTCCGGCGCCGACGTCACCGGCACGTTCTACCGCTGCATCGGCGGTTCGAGCTGTTTCGGCGGCTGCACGAACTACGGCTGCGTCTGCTCGGGCGATTTTTACGACTGCATCGCCGGCAACACCAGCTTCGCGATGGGCAAGGAGGCCTCGGGCAACTTCTACCGCTGCAGGGGCGGGGCGGCATGCTTCGCCGGCTACGCCGGCAGCGGCACCGACTACGGCACCTTTAGCGGCTACGCCGAGGACTGCTACGCCACGGGCAGCAGCTTCGGCGGCGGCCACGCCGCCGCGGTGTGTTCCGGCGAGTTGGTAAGGTGCGAGCTGCGGACGATGACGGCGGTATTCCGCCTCGCCGCCGGCGGCATCATCCGGGACTCGGTCGTCGAGCAGACCGGGGCGAACCTGTCCTGCATCATACTCAACGGCAATGCCGCCATACTCTACAACGACACGCTGGTCGTCGCCGAGGGCGGCAACGGCTACCCGATCGACACCGCCGGCGGGGCCAAGACGGTCATCTGCGCCCACTGCCGGATGAACAACTTCGACAAGGGCGCAGACTACCAGGACGGCTTAGAGGTCAACGTCACCAACTCGATCACGACGTCCTACAACGTCGTCGACAGCGACGTCGCCATCTAGGGACAGCGATGTTGAGCATCCGCATAACTTACAAGGGCGCCGCCGACGCCAAGGTGATGGCCAGGAAGCTGCGGCCGATGGTCGCCGAGGCGCTCGGCCGCGTCATCCAGTGGTGGCACGCCAAGACGCTGCCGGGGCACTTCGAGGAATCGGCGAAGGCCAAGTACAAGTACGAGCGTCGTACCCGCAAGTGGGAGCGCCGCAAGCAGCGCGAGGTAGGCCACACACGCCCCATGGTCTACAGCGGCGCCCTTCGCCGGTGGGTCCTGCGGACAGTAACCATCCGCAAGCTCAAGACCCGCCCCTCCGCCAAGGGCGTCATGCGGGCCCGCTACTTCCTGCGAAAACCCGGCCATCCCGATCCCGGCAAGCCCGACATGGGCGGCGAGGTGATCGCCACGATCCCGCGGGAGCGGCGGGCGATGGCCAAGCTGCTCGACAGGCGGGTGGCGCGTGCGATGCGGGCGATGACCAACCAGCGGACGGTGGTCATCAAGTGAATCTGAAATCTGAAATTTGAAATCTCAAATGCAGCCCCGAGCGGAGTCGAGGGGCTGTCAGTGCCGGAGGCACGAAGATGGCACAAGGCGACAGGGCGACAATCGGCGTGGTGGACATCGCCACGCCCAACGTGACGATCGGCGGCCTGACGGATCTGCCCTTCCCCCCCGGCGTCCAGGAGGTCGTGGAGGGCTCCGCCGGCGTCGACGCCGAGTACCTGGCGATCATGGCCGCCATGGGCCGAGTGGCCTTCACCACCCGCGACCTGACGGCCCTGGCCTCGATCGGTCTCAACGGCGTGGCGGTGACGACGCTGGACGCCTATTACCAGATGCTGGCCGGCGTCAGCGGCCGCGAGGCCTACGGCTCTGCCAAGCACCTGAAGGTGAGCATGTCCAGCGGCCTGGCGGTGCCGCGGATGCTGAGCTGCGGCGTGGGCGAAACGGCGCAGTGCAGCTTCGAGGCCTTCGCCATCAGCGCCGACGGCGCGACGAACCCGATCACCGTCACCGCCGACCAGACCATGCCCGACGACGGCAGCGTCGACGACGTCTGGACGATCGGCCCGATCGAGCTGAACACGGTGGACTACGACGTCGGCAGCGTCAGCATCGACTTCGGCCTCGACGTGGCCCAGGAGCCGCCCACCGAGGGCGACACGTACCCCAAGCTCTGCCTGATCGCCAACCGCCGCCCGCGGATCACGCTGACGACGCTGAGCGCAGAGGCGATGGCGACGATCACGTCCGCCGGCCTGGCGTTGACGAGCTTCGCCGTCTACTTCCGCAAGCTCGCCGCCCGGGGCACCCGCGTCGCGGAGGTCACCGCCGAGCACGTCAAGATCAGCGGCACCACCGGGATGGCCATCCCCGGCGACAGCTCCGCGTCGATCGGCGGCGGCCGCCTGGCCACGCCGATCACCATCGTCCCCGACACGTCGCCGCCCTTAACCATTTCGACCGCGTCAGCCATCACCTGACGTGGGGTGCTGCCACTGGCGATATGAGATTTGAGATTTGAGATCTTAAATTCAGCCGCCACAGGCGGCTGACAAGGGAGTGAGACATGATAATCGAGTTGTTCATCGACGAGGCCGGCAAGTGGCGCTGGCGTATCCTCGACAGCGACGGCAGGATCCGCGGCTGCAGTGGCGAGGGCCACGACACCCGCGACGAGGCCCAGGCCGAGGTGGAGCTTCTCCGCAACGAGTTTCCCGGCGCGACGCAGCGGGACCTGCCGGCCAGGGCCAGGTCCAAGGCGGCGTCGAAGCCCGCGGCGAAGGAGTGATCGCCGTGGGCGAGTTCCTTTACTTCATCCCGGCCCAGACGGCCGCGGGGCCCGCCCTGCTGGCCGAGCTGGGCATCGCCGCGGTGCTCGGCGGCACAGACGTCGAGCAGGGCCTCTGCCAGTCCGGCCCGGCCGGCGGGTCCGGCGTGTTGTTTCGCCGCTCGGCGGCTGCCGGCCCGCCGGTGTCCTACGCCCCTGACCGCCAGAGCTGGTTTCCCGCGGGGCCCCAGAAGGTCTACTGGCTGGGCTTCGAGCACGCCGACCCGCCTTGCCCCGCCGACCTTGCCCGCGGCCTGTCGCGAAGGATCCCTGGCTCTGACGTCGAGCTGGCTGACGGAAATCTCTGGCATTGCCCCATCGCACGCCTGGCCGCCGGCGGGACGAATCTGCCCATCAGGCTGGGGCTGGATCCGCAGACGGGCGCCGACAGCTTCCGCGTGGCCGACTCGGCGGTCAAGCTGTGGGAGATGGCCGGGGAGGTCTGGGCCAGGGACGTTGCCGCCGCGCAGGCCCAGGCCGCCGGCGACGACGGCATCGACGACCCGCTGAGCGCCGATCGCGTGATCGAGATCGCCGTCGCCGCGCTGGCCGCCAACTACCGCGTCGGCCGCTGGGAGGTCCAGGCCCTCGAGCTGCTGGGCCAGGCCGAGCTGCGGGAGGTCCTCGACGTGCTGGTGGACATACCGGGCCTGAAGGAGCTGGCCGGCGACGGCGGCGGAAAAAAAAACGCCACACCATCAGGTACGTGACGTGGCGTCTGTGGTCGGCGGGCCTGCTGTCTGATTACCGGCCGACCTGGGCCGACGTCGGCAGTTTCATCCAGGCCGCCGACGCCGAGACCCGCGGCCAGGAACGCTTCGAGCGGACGCTGCAGATGATGCTGGCGGCGTCGGCCGCCAGGCGGATCCGATGAGACGCGGTCCTTCGTAGATTGAGCGCAGCGAAAGCGAAGTAGGATGGCTGACGTAGTATTCAAACTCGATGCCGAGTCGGCCAAGGCCGTCAGGGCCTTCCTGCAGCTCGACGAGGCCCAGCGCAAGGTGGAGCTGTCGAGCAAGCGGGCCACCGGCCAGACCAAGCAGCACGGCAAGGCGATGAATGACCTTGGCCGCGGCGCCATCCGCGACCTAAAGGGAATCGTCACGGGGTTCGTCAGCGTAACCGCCGCCATCGGCGCCGTCCGCTCGGCCTGGCGGATCTGGCAGCAGGACATCGCCGCCAGCGTCGCCAGCATGAAGCAGTTCCAGGCCGAGTTTGTCAATCTCCAGTTTCTCGGCCAGAACTACAGGGACCCCAACCTTCGGGGCCGCATTCACGAGATGGCCGTGAAGTATGGAATCCCCGCCGAGGAGGTCACCGCGGGCAGATACGCGCTGCAATCCATGGCCGGCTGGATGCCGCCGGCGGAGCGCGAGCGGGCCGTGATCGAGGCGATGCGGATGCGGCCGACGAGCAAGGTCACGGTGCCCGAGCTTGCGCCGACGTTCGCCAAGATGCGCTTTCACTACCGCGACCTGTCCGCCAGGCAGGCGGCCAACATGACCCAGCGGATGTTCGAGCTGGCCGCGATCGCCGAGCCGACAGAGCTGGCCAACTACGCGCCGCGGATGTTCGCGGCCGGGCGGCTTGGTGGCCTCTCGGCCACCGAGGCCGCGGGCTTCGGGGCCTTTATGACGATGGGCGCGGGGACCGCGGCGCAGGCCGCCAGCGGCATGGACATCGTTATGCGCCGGCTGACGCTACAGGATCCCGAGGCGAAGGCGGCGATGGAGCGGGGCGGCTGGAGCCGCGCCGCCGGCAGTGTCAGCCGCCGCAAGGCCATCATGGCCAGAGCGGGCATCAGCGCCGCCGACTCCGGCCTGACCAGGTTGTACAAGGTCGCCGACCTGCAGCGCCGCGGCGGGCTCACCAAAGACGAGATGGGCTTACTGTTCGGCGAGAAGGGCTTGAAGTACGGCTACATGGCGGCCGAGCACGCCGACACGCTGCGACGGGTCGTCGCCGACTTCGCTGCGACGACGGGTCCCGACATCGACATCGCTGGCGAGAAGATCGGTACGGCAGTGCGGACCGACCCGACCTACCGCCGTTCCCGCGCTGCCGCCCGCCTAGCCGCGAGGCAGGCTGCCGCCCGGCAACAACCCGACAATTTGCTGCGAGAGAATTTCGCCGAGGCCTTGGAGGCCGTTCGCCTGGAAAAGGGCGGAGGCGTGGGCGCGGTCGTCCGTAATTGGATTTATAGGGCGACGATGCATCTCCCCGAGTCAGTGGTCGGGCCCATGGGGCCTGAGATGACCACAATGCTTGCTCGGCAACTGGACGACAAGTCGGGCGATCCTACCGAGGAGGCGCGACTAGAGGCCGCGCGCATGCTTGGCCTGGCGGTCGACAAGCTGGACAAAGTCGCCGACAAGCTCAACGCCAAGGCCGAGGGCGCCAAGAAATTCAACGCCCACGTCGAGCCCGAGTCCGCCGGCGCCGGCGGCGGAGACGGATATTGATCCGCAGATTACGCAGATTGACGCAGAACAAGAAACAGCATCGCTCCACTGCTTCTTCTGTGCTCTGCGCGAATCTGCGAAATCTGCGGATAGATAAGAAGGCCTGCGGATGGCGAACAGCATAGGAGCCCTGAGCTTCGACCTGCTTCGCGGCATGGCCGACGAGCCCGCCGAGGCCACCGAGAGCTGGGCCCGTCCGGGCATCGACTACCAGACCCATCGGCGGATCGGCTACAGGGCCCGGCAGATCGAGCTGCGGACGGTGGCGATCGTCGCCGACGCGACGGCCGCCGCGGTGGAGGCCGCCGCCTACAAGGCCGTCCAGGGCACCAGCCTCGACATCATCGACGCCACCGGCGTCACCTGGGCCAACTGCCGCGTCCTCGAGGTCCGCGCCACGTGGCGCAACTGCATCTACCAGGGTGCCGCCAAGACCCGCCTGGCGGCTCGATGGACCGTCGTCCAGGACGATCCGGCGGGCTAGGCGGCCGGCCCTCGCCGCGCTCGGGCCGGCCGCATTTGAGATTTGAGATTTCAGATTTCAAATGAGCGTAAGCATTGATTCGACAGTCCGGATCTCGGCGAACGCCTGGCGAGTGGGCTACAGTTCCGACCAGGACGATCCGACGTTCTACGTCTACCGCGACGGCCGCTTCGTCGCGGCCACCAGGGCCACCCACTACGACTTCCTCGTCGCCCCCGGCGAGTCCCTGGTCGTGCAGGTCCTCGATTCGGTATCCGACGCCGCCGCCAACATCGCCGACGGGCGCGTCGAGCTGCACTGGAACCGCGTCGCCGGCGCGGACCATTACCGCATAGACGGGCGCCGCGCATAGGCGCCCGCCGGCGCTGGAGCTTCGGCGGGCGCATTTGAGATTTGAGATCTCAGATTTGAGATTGAACGGATGACGGCGTTGGACATGGGCGGTCAAATCTCGATCGGCACCGACGACCGCCGCCTGCGGCGGCTGATGGCCGCGGGCCTGTTCGGGTCGTTGCCGGCGGGCGTCTGGGTTCAGCGGGCGACGACGACGGCCGACGTCCTGGCCTGCTACCGGCTGCGTCACGACGTCCACGTCGAGGCCGGCTACCACAGGCGCCAGCCCGGCGGCGTGCGGATCACGGTCCACGACGCCTTGCCGTTGCGGATCGTCCTGGCCGCCATGGCGGGGCGCAAGGTCGTGGGCGTCCAGGTCCTCGTCGTCGACACGCCCGACGCCGCCCTGCCCGCCGATGCCCGTTTCGCCGCCGAGCTGCGTTACGTCCGCCGTCGCGGCCGTCTGCTGGCCGAGGCCGCCGGCCAGGCGGTGGCCGTGGACTACCGCAAGACGGCAGTGCCGACCGCACTGCAGCAGGCGCTCTTCGCGTACGCCGTGCGCTCGCGCGTCACGGACCTGTTGACGGTCGTCGGCCCTCGCCACGTGCCGTTCTACGAGTTATTGGGATTTCGCCAGGCCGGTCCGCCGCGGGAGTGGACCACCAAGGCCGGCGGCCCTGTCGTGCTGGTCCACCTGGACGTCACGGCGTTTCTCGCCGCCGCCCGCGGCCGGGGGCCCGACGAGCCCGACTCGCGGGCCTACATCCTGGGCTACTTCGCCCGCGCCAACCCGCATCTGGAGGGTTTTCGGCAGTGGCGTTGATCTACGAGGCCGATCACGAGGTCCCCTGGGACCTCGACGCCCCGGACTACGATTTCTGGGACGGCCTGACCGAGACCAACCTCTCGACCATGCGGCAGCTCGCCGCCGCCGCCTGGCCGGAGCGCGGCCGCTACGGCCTGCGGTGCGTCGTGGACTCCGACGGCGACCTGGCGGCCGTGGATAAGACGATCAATTACAGCCTGCCCGCCGGCGCGTGGTTCATGGTGGGTTTCTGGATCTACCAGACGGCCGCCCCGCTATCGGGCAAGTTCCACAACATCCTGGGCGTCAAGGCCTCGACCAGCAAGCTGGACTTCTACTCGACCATCACCAACACCAGCCTGATCCGCTTCCGCACCAAGGCTGATTCCGGCGTCATCCAGGGCGGCACGCTCTACGATCGGCTGACGGAGGGCCGCTGGCATTACCTCGTGTTCGGCCTCAAGCGGGCGACGACCAACGTCGCCGCCGACGGCGTCCACCGATTCTACATCGACGGTGAGCTGGTCGAGGAGGTCACGAGCATCGACAACTTCGACCGCTACGCCACGATCGCCACGGTGGACCTCGGTGGCTTCACGGCGGGCAACTCCAAGACCTCGACGATCGACTACGACGAGTTCGTGATTGCCGACGCATACCCCGAGCCCTACGCCAGGCCGCCGCCGACGGACCTGCTATGCCCCGAGCGGATCGCCGTCCTGTGGCGTGTCGCCAGCTCCGACAGCAGGACCTTCGCCGATTACTGCGTCGCCGAGCTGGGCATCCCCCGTGCCAACCTGGTGGCCCTGCCCAACGCCTCGGCGGATGAATCCCTCGCCGACTACGCGACGTTCCAGTCCGAGGTCGAGACGGACGTCGCCGCCTACCTTGCGCTTTGCCCCGAGCTGGCGGCCCGCCTGATGTGCTTTGTCATAGGTCACGGCGTGCCTGGGTACTTCACATCCGGCGGCGTCCTTCATTCAGCCGCCAGCCGCCTGATGAACTACGGCACGGCCTTCGCGAGCCAGACGGACAACCCGCTCTATCGCGGCCTCACAAATGAATGCCAGTCCACCACCCGACTGACCAGGGCCGCCCTCGGCGGGCGGTACCTGGCGGTCCGGGTGGACGCCGGGACGATCGGTTACTCCCAGGCGATCATAGATCGTGGCGTGACGGCCACCGAGGCCGCCATCGACGCCGACGAGTACGTCTACACCGACGAGACGGCCTACAGGTCGAGCGCCGACGCGGCGCTTCTGGGCCTCGAGCTGGCGGAGATCCCGACCTCGCCCGACCAGTTCAGCGGCGACGCCTTCGTATTCGGCGACACCGCGTCGGTGACCTTCACAACGCCTGCCGGCTCGCGCGTGGCCTTCGTGGACGATTCGGCCGCCTCCGCCGACACCCTCCGCAACAACACCAACGTCTGTTGCAACGCCGTCCACTATGGCCACGGCGCCTACCCCGCCGGCTGCTACGCCGCCGCCCTGGGCACCAGCGAGACCGCCGACGGCTTTTCGATAGACGCCTTCCTCGAAATGTTGCGAGCCGGCGGGACGTTCCCCGAGGCCGTCGCAGTCGCCGTCGAGCACCTGGACTACACCGCAGTCGCAGTCGGCAGCCCGCTGCTGGCCGCCGTCCTGCCCGGCGAGTGGACGCAACTGGCCGAGATCGACGACGGCGGCGCCGCCCGGTATTCCTGGCGCTCCGCCCAGCTCGCCGACTCGGCCGTCCACGGCTTCCGCATCGTCCCCGTCGACGCCGCCGGCAACGAGGGCGTCGCGACGGAGGTCGACGTCCTCGTCGTCCGCCCGCCCGACCCGCCCGAGGGCGAGTACAGTTTCGACGACGGGACCTCGAAAGTGACGGTGAGCGAGGCATGATCCCCCATCCCGTCATCGCGAGACCGCCAGGCATCACCACTCCCGGGGCGGCGCGGCCGGTCTTTACAAACCGCCCGCCCCGCGAGTTGTTTGGGAGCGACCCGTCCGCCGCCTTGGGCCTGTACCTGACCGGCGCCGACCAGGACGGCGGCCACCAGGCCGATCCCCATGCCTCGATCGGCGCCTGGCGGTCGAGCACCATCGCCGCGGGCCTGGGCTGGCGGGTCGCCCCGGCAGCCGCCATCGACGGCGTCGAGATCCTCGACGTCGGCGGCGCCAACGGCACGGGCACGGCCATCCTCGCCGCACTGGACGCCGACGCGCTCGCCTGGACACCACCCGACGGCGCCGCCGGCGACGCGACGGCGATCGCCCCGGGCCAGGTCGCCGCCGTCTACGGCGACTCCGACCGCGGCAAGTACGTCCTCGTGCGGCGCACCACGGCCGCCGACCTGGCCGGCTCGATGCCCGTCGAGCTGCTCGACCAAATGAACAACCTGTTTCTCAACGCCGGCGACGCCGGGGGCACCGACTACCGCTGCCTGGCCTTCTACAACCAGTCCGCCGGCTCGATCGGCGATGTCAACATCGCACTGGGCCTGCTGGGCACGGTGGTCGACACCCCCGTCGGCGGTTACGCCGCCGGCGCCGTCACCATCACCGTAAGCGACGGTTTCGCCGACTGGCCGGCGAGCGGCTTCGTCGAGAACGACGCCACCGGCGAGGTGATGTACTACGCCAGCCGCACGGACGACGCCCTGACCGTCGCCGCCGCCGGCCGGGACGTCCACGACGAGACCGTCGGCGGCGCCGGCGTCGGCGTCGCGGGGACCGCCGGCGACGACCTGAGCCCCATCCCCGGCCTGCGGATCGGCCTCGAGGCCCCCCGGACGCGGATGAACGGTTTTTCCATCGGCCGGCCGCCGATCGGCATCACGTGGGCGCATCCGACGAGCCTGTCCGACGCCAACCGGCTGACCGTCGCCGCCCTGGCCCAGGGCGCCGTCTACGGCCTGTGGATGGAGCGCAAGCTCCTGGCCGCCCCCACCGCCGCCGAGGCCGCCGACCTGCGCCTGCAATACAGCTTCGAGTCCGACTTGTGAAATCTGAGATCTGAAATCTGAGATTCAGCCGGCCCCGCCGGCTGACAAGGAGTGCGAGATGAGACGAGCCGTAGGATACACAAACATTGCCGCCGCCAGCGTTGGTAGCGGGACGATGACGCTGCTGCAGATCAACGCGGCGACGAATCACCCCTGCGAGATCGTCGAGGTCGGCGTCGGCTTCAACGGCACCGTCGCCACTCACGAGCCCCGCAAGGTGGAGTTGCTCCACCAGACGGACGCCGGCACCATGTCGGCACTGACTCCTGAGAAGTACGACAGCTCCGACGGCGACACGTTGGACACCACCGCCCAGCACACAGCCACCGCCGAGCCGACCGCCGGCAACATTATCCAGGGATGGCTGGTCCATCCACAGACCGAGTTCGTCTGGCAGGCCCCGCCGGGCAAGGGCATCAAGGTGGGCGCCGGCGATCGGATCGGCCTGCGGACTGTGGGCGACGGGGCCAACACCCACGACTGCAGCGCATACATCGTATTCGACGAGTAGGTCTGGCCCGCTGGCATGATCCCGATCCCGGTCATTGCGTCGCCGTTGTGGCCTGCTCCGGCGGCGGGCAGGTTCCTGCAGACCCGCCCGCCCCGCGGCCGCGTCCGCGTCGAGGCCGCGTGGCGCGGCCAGGTCCGCGTCGCCGACGTCGACTCCGCGCAGTTCGAGCTGTTCCGCGCCGTCGACGGCGACGCCTTCGACTTCGACAGCCCGTGGGAGACGTTCACAAGCCTACCTCACACCACAGCCGCCGTCGCCGCCAGTCACGACTACGAGTTCGTGTTGCGGCTGGTCAACCGATGGGGCCTGTCCAGCCTGAACATCGCGGCCTGGTCGGTGACTGCCGACGCCCTCGGCGCCGCCGATCCCGTCCCGCCGAGTTCGCCTCGCGACGTCACGATCGAGCCGGCCGCCGGCGGCGAGCTGCGGATCCGGGCAAGCTACGACTACGACGCCGACGCCGCCGACGACCTCGACGCCACGGTCTGGCTGATCTACCTGAGCACCGACGGCAGCGACCCCGACACCGGCGGGGCCCCGACGACGGTCACGATGCGCAAGGCCGACGGGACCGCCAAGCTGGACTACACGACCACCGGCGAGTCCCTGGCCGATTTCCAGCTCGCCAAGGTGATCGTCCGCGTCCGCCGCGTGGACGCGGGGCCCGAGAACGTGGACTCGACCAACACCGACGTCGCCTCGGCATGGGCCCTCGCCACCGGCCCGCCGCCGCCGTCCTGGTCCGCCGTCTACCACAACGGCAGCCCCGCGAGGCAACAGAGATGATCCGCAGATTTCGCAGATGCTCGCGGAGAGGACAGCGACGGATCGTTTCCGTCATCTGCGCCCATCTGCGCAATCTGCGGATGAAGCATAGGGAGCAGCAACCATGGCGCACACACTGAAGATCGCGTTGACCGTCACCGACGAGGACACCGGCGTCGAGACCGTCGCCAACGAGTACGTCGAGCGGAACGTCTCGCTGCCGCAGGTGGTGGCGATGGAGAAGGCCCTCGTCGGCGTCCTGTCCGACCGCCTGGCCGTCACCGCCGGCAAGCTGACGACCGACGCCCCGGCCCGGCCCAAGCGCCGCCGGCGATAGTGCCGCCCCAGCGGCAAGGAGGCCGCTGTGATGAAGGCATGGACGCCAACACTGGCCGTTGCGCTGCTGATCTGCCCACAGCCGGCAGCCGCCGACACGTATGCCATCATGTTCCAGGGCGGCTGGTTCCCATGGGCGGACGCCGGCTTTTTCGCGGCACAGGTCGACCTCTACAACTGCATGCTGGCATCGGGCATCCCGGCCGGCCGGATCTGGGCGTACGAGGGCGACGGCGTGATCGATCCCGCCAATCCCAACTGCAACGTGATGTCCCGCGTCTGGTACGGCGGGCACTACAGCGAGGAGCTGTTTCCCATGCTGTACGATTCGCCCGTCGACTACGACGGCGACGGTTTGGCCGATGTCCGCGGCGCCGGCACCGCCGCCAACCTGTTTGGGGCCCTGTCCCAGGTCGGCGAGCTGATGGGGCCCGACGACGGCCTGATACTCCAGATCGGCGATCACGGCGGGGCGGATCCGGCCAGGTTCGGCGCCTGGCTGCACGAGTCGATCTATTGGTCCGACGTCGCCGCCGCACTGGACGCGATCCCCGCCTACGCCCATCAGCTCGTCATCGTCGGCACATGCCACGGCGCGGCGTCCTTCGAGCACCTGGCCACGCCCGGATCGCGGCGGGTTATCATCTCCGCATCAACGGCGGACTATTACTCGTGGTATCGCATGCCGACCTATTACTGGTGCGGCCCCCGCCACCTGGAGCTGGCCGCCGAGGGAGGATCCGGTTTCTTGACGGCGCTGTGCGCCGGCGCCGCAAGCGGCGACCGGAACGCCGACGGCCTGGTGGACGCCGCCGAGCTGTACCAGTACATCTGGGCCCACGACGAGTTCGGCCCGAACGGATCCTTCGATTGGACCCTGTACCCCGGCTTCTATTGCGAAAGGCCTCAATTCGCCGACCCGGACGGGATCGCCGGCGAGCTGATCTGGGCCCACGGCCGGCTGGTCGGCGGCGACGCCAACCTCGACGGCCTGGTGGACATCGCCGACCTCGCCGCGCTGGCGACCCACTACGGCCAGACCGCCGCGACGTGGGCGATGGGCGATTTCTCCGGCGACGGCGACGTCGACGTCGGCGACCTGGGCATCCTCACGCGCAACTACGGCCGCCGCCCCGCGCCGCCGGCCGGCGTCCCCGAGACGGAGATGCTCCTGCCGCTGGTACTATTGCCGATCATCTGTGCCCGCCGGCGAGGTCCTTCATGGATTTGAAATCTCAAATCTCAAATTCAGCGACCGGAGGTCGCTGACGTGCCTAACCAGGTCCAGATCGGAGCACCCGCCGCGCCGACGGAGCTGACCGTCCGCCAGCCGATGGTGCAGGTCCGCCCCACGTGGTCCGACGACTGGGGCGTGATCGACTACCTCGAGCCTCTCACCTGGGAGCAGGCCCTCGCCCCCACCGTCACCCAGGCCCGCTTCCGCTGGGCCTACGGCACCATCACCCGCCCCGACGCAGCAGAGGCGGTTTATGCACCCGGCCTCGACGAGATGATCGGCTGGTTCGTCCGCATCATCCGCCAGCCCGCCGCCCAGGGCCAGCCGGCGACCGTCCTGTGGACCGGCCAGATCTCCGCGTCGGCCGACCACGTGGGCGGCGACGACATTGGCGGCGAGCCGACCGGCGACGAGGTCGTCACCGCCCGCGGCCTGGAGTCCATCCTGGCCCGCCAGGACGTCTGCCAGAGCCACGTCGAGGGCGTCGCCGACGCCCTGACCATCATTGATACGCTCTTGCCATTCAACCTCCGCCACCGCAACGGCAATTCCCTGATGGGCAACCGCTCGACGGCCAAGGTCGCCGGGGCGTACCTGTTCAGCGCCGACGGCGAGCTGTGGAGCGCCCGCGACGTGGCGGAGTACCTGCTGGCCCGCTTCAGCCCGGCCGACATGCCGTTCACCCTGGCCGGCCAGCTCGACAACCTCGACCTTGTAGTCCGGACGTTCCGCGGCACCTGGCCGACGCTGTTCCACGCCCTCAACGCCGTCATCGACCGGCGTCGCGGCCTGTGCTGGTGGGTGGACGCCAGCGGCGGCGATCCGCAGGTCCGCGTCGCCAGCGTGTTCGATGAGCCCGCCGCCGCCGGCGGCAGCCAGGTGGCGCCCAACACTGACCTGATCGACGTCGTGACCACCGGCGCCGGCTCGACGGCCAGGTCCGTCACCATCGACCGCACGCTCGACGCCCACTACAGCCGCATCGAGGTCCGCGGCGAGCCGATCGTGATCTGCGCCAGCGTCGCCGTCGACGGCGGCACCCTCGCCGCCGGCTGGTCGGCCGCGCAGCAATCCGCCTACGAGGCGGGGGCGTCGGCCATCCAGGGCTACGCCGACCTCGACACCGCCGTCAAGGCCGTCCGCAACGACCAGGCCCGCGCCCGCGACATCTACCGCCCCGTGTTCTGCCGCTTCGCCGTCCCGGCCGCATGGGCCTTCACCGACCGCAACGGCCGCAACGTCGCCCCCTCGCCACGCCTCGACGGCACGCTCGACACGGCCGTCAACGCCGGCGGCTTTTGCCACGGCAAGAGTTTTCTGCGGCAGCTGCCCCTGCAGGTGGGCCGGACGTACCACACCGCCGCGGCGCCCGTCCTTGCCGACGCCTCCGCCGGCGACGAGTTCGTCCCGCCGCTGGTGGTCGCCCGCGTCCCCGTCAGCGACGAGCACGCGCCCTATCTGCCCCTGGACCGCCTCAGCGAGTGCATCCCGGGGGCGCCCTCGATGCCCATCCGCACGCTCGACGGCGAGCTGGGCTTCGAGGTCACCGCCAGGCCGAATTACCTGCTGGCCCTGAATCACTGGTCGGGCGAGCCGGGCACGTGGCCCCCCCAGATCGACTACGACACCATCGTCGCGACGATGGCCTGGGAGTCCGACCAGCACGTCAACTGCCAGGTCGCACTGCCTGCCGCCGGCAACTGCCCGGTGGCCCGGACGCTGCTGATCCACGTCCCCGACGCCGAGCTGTGGTGGATGCCGGCGGGCACCGTCACCGACGTCAGCGACTCCGGCGACCTGCTCGTCACGCCCGCGGACATGGTCCTGCGGGACGATTCGGAGAAACTGCGGATCGTGGCGGCCCTGGCCCGCAGCTGGTACGGCCGCGTCCGCCGCGCCGTGACGGTGGAGATGGCCGACCTCGCCGCCGAGTGGCGGCCCGGCGCCATCGTCCGCCAGCTCCACGCCGCCGGCCGGTGGTACCAGATCGGCACCATCGTCAGCCGCGTCCGCTGGGACGCCTCGTCGGCCACCACGACCGTCCAGACGGATTTCGCCGAGCTGGACTTCGTTGCCGCCGCGGGGGTGAGGCCATGATGCCGATCGACCGATCCGACAGGGCGGCCGTCGGCTCGCCCGGCATCCGCGATCGCCGGGCCAACCTGCCCGTCCGCGTCGCCGCCTCCGGCGCCGTCCAGGGCCTGCGGCTGGTGCTGGTGACCAAGGACGGCGGCGCCGCCGGCAGCGACTCGACGGAATGCTCCTACACCTACACCGTCAAGGCCCTCGACGATTCGACCGTCCTGGCCGAGGCCCAGTTGCCCCAGGTCCCGCGGTATCATTACGTCGAGTACTGGTATGCCGGCGAGGACCGCGGCGGCGATCTCGGCGAGACCAGCCGCCTTGCCCTCGCCGCCGAGTACAACGGCGCGATCACGCTGCTGATCTGCTTCGGCGAGATCGCCAAGGACGACGCCTGCTAGGCAGCCGGCCCTTGCGGTCCGGCTGCATTTGAAATCTGAAATCTCAGATTTGAAATTGCCCGCGGCGGCACTCTCAGGCCGAGGCGCGGCATCGTGGCGGAGTGAGTGATGGCCGACGGCCGAGTCAAAACCTGGGGCGGCAAGATCCTCCGCGACACCGGCGCCGTCGCCACCGCCGACGCCTGCTGCTGCGAGCCCTGCACCAACTGCGGCAATCCCCAGCCCGACGCACTGGTCACCATCGCCGGCGGCTGCAATCCGCTGTGTCTCGACGCCCAGGGCGTCTACGTGTTCAACAACTTCACCGACTTCCCGGCCCACTGCCTGTGGGAGTGGCTCCTCGACGCCTCGGGCACGTGCGGTGGCTGGTACATCCTGCAGGTCGTCTACTGCAAGGCGACCTCGACGTGGTGTGCCAACATCGTCCCCGGCGGCCCGGGCGTCTGCCTGGCCACCTTCGGTCGCACGATCAACAACTGCGCCTGCCAGGCCAACATGACGGACATTACCGGCAGCGTCGCCTGCTCCGGCGGTTTCCTCGTGGGCCTGTTCCAGTTGATCGGCGACCTCAACATGGGCGTCGATTGCACCGCCTGCACGGCGACAGTGACGGTGGGCCCGTGAGCGAGCCGGCCAGCCCATCCCCCCGCCCCTGCCCCAAGGCCCGCCCCCGCCCCGTCGATGAGGCCGCCGCCATCGCCACCCGTCGCCGCTCGCTGGCCGTCCTGTTCGATCGCGGCCAGGCCGAGGCCGCCGCCCGCCACCGCCTGGCCGTCTGCTGTGCCGCCAGCGACTGCGGCCGGATCTGCCGCTGGCTGGTCAAGGGCCCGGGCATCGCCGACGCCTACTGCATGCACCCCGCCCAGCCGGCGGATCAGGCCCGCCGCCCCATCTACGCCGCCCTCGCCGATCCCGCCTTCGCCTGCCCGGCGGGGTTGTTCTGAAATCTCAAATCTCAACTCTCAAATCTGAGATCCTCCCCCCGTCACCGCCTCGACGTCCCCGTCGTAGCCGGGCGCCAGGTGGGCGTATCGCATCGTCGTGGCGATCGACGCGTGCCCGGCCCATTCCTTGATCTTCACCAGGGCCACCGCCGCGGCGGCCAGGCGCGAGCAGTAGGTGTGGCGCAGCAGATGCCACGCCGAGCCGGTCCCGCGGACCTGGCGGAACACCGGCATTGGCTCCCGGAGCGGATCCAGCCCCGTCCGCCACCAGTTCCGCGATCGGTGGAACACCCGCCCTGAATTCCGCCGTCGCCGGGCCAACAGCTCGACCAGTTCCGCCGGCATGGGGATGGCCCTGGGCGAGCCGCTCTTGCTGGTGGGCAGGACGATGGTCCTGTCGGCCCATCGGACGTCCGCCCAGTCCAGCGCCGCCAGCTCGCCCTTGCGCATGCCCGTCCACAGCGCCGTCCGGACTTCATCGCCGCACCCGGCCGCGTCGGCCAGCTCGATGGCCTGGCGGTACTCATCCTCGCGGAGCCACCGCGGCGCCGGCAGCTCGACCCGCGGGGCCCGGACATCCCGGGCCGGATTCCGCCCGAGCAGCCCCCGGACGACCAGGTATCGGCAAAAGCCGCTGATCGCGGCGCGGCCCTTGGCGATGGTGGACGGCGACAGGCCGTCGGCCTGGAGCTGCCGCAGGTGTGCCTCGACGGCGGCGGCCGTGATCTGCTCGGCAATAGAGATATCTTGGTCGGCGAGGAACGCGGCGATCTTGGCGGCGTTGCGGTCGACCTGCCCCGGCGCCGCCGTCCGCAGGTTATGGGCGCGGTAGTCGCCCAGCAGGGCCCCCAGCGGCCCCAGCTCGCCCCTGCCGGCCGATCGGGCCTTTCGTCGGCTGGCGGGTCGGCCCTTGCGCCGATCGTTGACCTGGCGTGCGGACAGGCCGCTGGCGCGTATCTCCGCCGCCAGGAGCCTGGCGACCTGCAGGTCGGCCGTCGCCCGCGTCTGGCCGGCGGGCACCAGGGCGAGGCGTTGGGGCCCGAGCCCCGGCAGGTACCACTTCAGCCACCATCGCCGCCCGCGTCTGTACAGCCCTCGATCTCGTTTGCCTGCCATCCAACCCTCGAAATGGGGCACAGTTTGGGGCACACTCTCCGCCCCGCCCACCGCAGCCCCTTGCCCCCCGGCCACTTGCGCCCGCCGAAAACCGGCCCTCACGGCCTTTTGAATCCCGCGCGTCTGCCAATTCCGCCACTTCGGCATCTATTCGGATGTCAGGAACTTAGGGCGATTCTTCGCACAAGTGTCTGATGCGGCCGAGACTTGTCTGCTCGACACAAACGGGCCGAGGCGGGCCGAGGCGGGCCGGCCGCGACCGCAATCATGGCAGATGGGGCACAGTTCCGGGCACGGTTTGGGGCACGGTTCTGCCCGCCGCTTGGGGCACAGTTTCACGGGATGTCCTCGAGCCGCCGGCGCCGGCGGCGACCAACAGGCCCAGGACCGCCCGCCGCCGGTCCAGGGCGAGGGCCTGGGGAGGCCGACGGGTCAGTCGTGGATGCCTCCCCATGGCCGGCTTCGGGCGAAGCCGGCCCGCCCCCGCCCGCGATGTACATCGCCGTCGTCATCCGCCCATCCTCCCCTTGCACCGCCGGCCGCCGGCGGCTACGATGATAGGCACAGGGTTTGCCCCTCTGCCCCGTCAGCATCCGCTCTGGGATCGGTGTCGCCTTGTGTCAGGGGTCCGTGATGACCACAAGCATCGTCACCCTCGTCGAGGATGCCCCCGCCGGTGCCCGGGCGGTCCTCGTCAGCGAGGCCTGCTCTATCGTGGCCCGGCTTTCCGCCGACCAGCTCCGCTGTGTGATTGCGGTCCTGTCCCGGCATCTAACTGCTGCCGGGCCCGCCGCAGCTTGGCCAGGCCGGCCTCCAGGTCGGCGCCCGCGCCCGCGGCCGTTGCTGTACCACCCGCCGCCAGGCCCAGGGCGAAGCCGACCAGCCTAGCCCGGCCGTCGGCGCCGAGCTGCAGCCACGCGGCCAGCAGCTCCCGGCCGTCGCGGTCCAGCTCCGCGCCCCCGCCGCCGTGGGCCATCACTGCCCGGCCGACCTGCTCGGCCACCGACGGCGGCGGCGGCCAGGCCTGCGAGTCGTCGAGCAGCCAGTCGAGGCTCACGCCGTAGAGCCGCGCCATGGCGACCACGCCGGAGATCGCCGGGTCGGCCGTGCGGCCGGCCTCAAGATTGATGATTGTGTTGGTCGCCCGGCCGATCCGCCGAGCGGCCTCGGAGCTGCTCAGGCCCATCTCCGCGCGGCAGCGGCGGAGCTTGATGGCCAGCGACCTACCGGCCGGATTCTCGGGTCGGGGCTTTGCCACAGCACACCAGGCAGGCTGTCGCGACCGCCGCCAGGGCGGTCGCGATGGTGGTGACGCCTATCGATCCCCAGGCCACCATCTCCCAGAGGACCGGGTCGATCTCGGTGGCGAACAGGGCCGCCCCGCCGGCCACACCGGCCGCGGCAAGCACCGC